CCCCTCACGGACTTTCTCCAACACTTCTTCTGTGCCCTTTTCAGTCATGATGTAATCTAAGTTACTTGGGCGACCTGTTTTCTTTTCTACCTCTTGCAAATGAGCACTCCTTTCTTTTATATTTTGATATATTGATTAAAGCTCATATAATCGTTTCTAAGCACGTTTGGTTATTGTTCTTATAATCAGTCATCTAATAACTTAAACACGCTCACAAGCCATTATATGAATTCCCATGGCTATTTTAGATTTATTAAGAGAAAAAACTTCTTTTTAAAACTTTCGGAGAGATTTAGAAGAGACTTCCCACGCATAAACACCCTTCAAAAAATTTCACTGAGGAGGGGGGATTTATTTCAGATTGCTTCCGACTTTCTTCATCGCTTTTGTTAGTTCATTTATATTTATTTCTTTTCCGTCAATCTTAATGAATACTTCTTCCTGCTTCTTCAATGCTTCGATGTCTTTGTTCACCTTGGCCATAACTTTGCTAACTACTTCATCTGTATCAACATTAATAGTAATTGTCTGCTTGCTTGGTTTCTGTAATTCTTTTAGTTCATCCTCTAACCTAGAAAACTCATATCGTGCCTTTTCATATTGACTATTCTTCCATTCATACTTATCTTGGTATGTCTTATATTCATCGTATAAATACCAAATCACAGCCCATACAGAAATAACAATAACCATTGCAATAATAATAATTCCTGTTGTCATATCTTATCTCCTATCTTTATCACTGGCTCTTCCTCATCGTCTATGAAGTACACACCAGCTCTATCGTCATACAGCCATTCATCTATCTGGCTATACTTAGAACAAGCTTCTTCGCATTCATCTAAATAAAAGTCTAGCATTCACCCACACTTTCCGAGTATTGGTACTCCTATTATATTACTTGGTTTTTTTTGGTAGTTTTGAAATTACTCAAAGTTCTTCATAATAGCTGTAATAATCTTATTAAATGCCCAACATGCTAAAGTAGTTACTGCAATAATAGCAATCACCCAGAACACAAGCAGTGTAATAATTAATGCGCTTGTCATATGCTTACCTCTCTTTCTTATAGGATATACTGGACTCGAACCAGTCTCTCTGCTAGCCTCACAGCGAGTTCCCTGTTATCTCTAATATCCTAATCATATGTAAGGAGTCGAACCTTACCAGCGATTGTGCACCTCACGCCTTGACCTTATCTATATGACATATCACATTGAGCCGAATTACAACCTCTAACCCATACGCCAAACAGCCTTTCATCTGCTTGCTATCACACACACCTACCACGTATAGGAGGAACACTTTTACAACGCTATTCTGATATTAACCGTTTGTAGTGACCTCTAAGCATTTCACAAAGAGCCTGTCCGTTTCCTTCCATTCACTACGCACTTAGTAAGGTATCAGACATCACCTTGACTGGCAACGACTGCATATTTCTCTTTTTCGTATGAGCTACATACATGGAATAACCTTATAACCATTATACACATCAAGAAGGATTTGAACCCTCACTAACCGTTTTGGAGACTGTTGTGCTACCCTTACACTATTGATGCAAAACCAAGAAGCGAGGAACTCTATCCAACTTTAACAAGCTCATAGCATAGTTGACTTCTTGGAAAAATAAAGGAGGTATCATCTATAAGCGGACTTGAACCGCTGTACTCATTCGTGGAGTATCTTTAACCGCTAACCTACTATAGATGAAGGTATAACCATAGCTCACAGCACGCTAGAGCAGATAGTCAGACTTTATGTCTTGTCTTTATGTATCGTCATACAAAGGATTATACCAAACGCCTTAACTCTCGCAAGTGGATTCGAACCACTACTTTATTATCAGCACTAATGCTAAAACTATCCTGCCCCTTGTTAACCAGTACGAGAACGCGTTTATATGGTTCGCCAACCTATCACCACGGCAAGCAGTGTATCAAAATTCTAAGCTGTATAAAACTGCCGCTTAGAGAAAGGAGCTTACTAGAACTCCAACAAATTTGGCTGTAAAGTTTGCTTTCTCTTTCGAGTGTCTACTGACCGCTAGTTACTTCCTTCATTTAACTATCACCTTTTAGATAGCACCATAAGCAAATTAGATAATGCCTAAACTAAACAACATTACAAACATAAGCCACACAGCCCAGAAGATATTTAACACTTTACCCCACATAGGTGATTCTTTATTATATCCTAAGAATGTGTATGCAATAATATTAATCACACTTAATACTAGGATAGTCCAGAATGTAATTGTTACAGCTAAAATCATTTTATTTCTCCTTTAAGTTTTTCTCACAGAATAGCAAGATACAATATGCATCTGCCATATCATCATCAATGTATTCTGGCTCAACTATCTTAGATTTCTCTAGGATAGCCATGCTCTGTTTTTTACGCTCTTGCCGTTTACCTGTGATAAGGTGATATGATGCCCATGAGCTGTTAGATATGTCAATATAGCCCATTTGAAACTTCAATCGCATAATACTTAAGAAATATCCATTCGCACGTACCAAACTGATATTCCCTTTAGTTCTGCGTACAATGATAGGTTCTTCAATTGCGATAAAGTAATCCTCAATCATGTAAGTCTCGACAATTTCAATCAGCTGTTCAGCGATAACAAACGTTCGCTCCAATGGGTCTTTGCTCTTACCACCGCTTAATGAGCCGACAACCTTATTGCCTGTAAGTGGATGTGTAAAAGCATAACCAGTGCTAGCTGTAGAAAAATCTACTGCCAAAATCTTTTCCATTACTTAAATATCTTCACTGTACTTAATATAAAGTTCATCAGATAATTCGCCTTTGTCGTGTGCCATGAATAAAATTCGCTGTGCAGTTTCAAAGCTAAAGTGTTCTACCACCCATTTGCAATCATTTTCTGAGAACACATTTCCTTTTAAATCAATCATTCGAGAACTCCTTATATTGTAAGTAAGTGATTACCCCTTTATTTTTTAGGTCTTCCAAGATTTCAGCAAACTCATAACCTGTTGTTTCCTCTATGTATAATAGTTGTTCATTTGTCATAAGCTGTTGTTCCTCTCTCAACCTTATGTTATTATTATACACTATGATATTTGAGTTTTAGCAGTTCGTTTCAATATTCTGTACCTTAACACAGATGTGACAAGCTTACACAAGATTTTCATTTATTTCATTATATGACGAAAGCGGTAGCGTGCTAAGAAGGCGATTAGTTTCTGCATAAGATGTTAGCTCCCTTAGGAGCGTGCTTACTGTTCGATGTTGGGTCATCTTTCCAATCCGAGTCAATGCCGATATTTCTTTAGGTGATTTTTATTAGATTAGAACACGAGTATTAGTGCTATATTCTTTTACTTGGTTTTTTTTGCACTTTAAACTTGCATTATTTTTCTTAGTGTGTTATACTTGTTTTATCAATAAGAAAGGAGCTTCCGATGGCTAAACCAAAACCAATATTTTGCAAGAACTGCGGAGAAGGAGTAGAATGTAAAACTTTCAACAGAACTGGTAAAGCATGTCGTAAAGGCAAGGCCAAAGGAAAAGCCAAAGGTAAAGCAATATCACAGAAGACAATAGACAAACGAGATGCCTATGACAGCTTACTAGGCGACCTTAATACAGACTATCTTAATAATATGAGAGATAGACAAATAAAGCGCGTGATAGACGAAGATACAGGCGAAATATTAGGCATTGACACTGGTATAGGTAAAGTATTCAGTTTTGAGCGTTATCTTAATCTCATTGGAGAAAAGACACTTGCAAGCTATTACAGATACCACTACTCAGACAGAACAGAAGAGTTCGACTTTAAACCGTAATAAAACTTTAAATACATTGTAATTGACGAAGGTGGATTAATGTGTTATTATAGTAGTATAGAAAATAACAAAGCACACGAGATAAGCGGAACTTATCACAGAGACCGAATAATTAAATACAAAAAACAATAGGAGATGATACTATTTATATGAACAAATTAACACTTGATGAAAAGAAGATACGCAAAGGGAAAGCGGTATGGCTTCCATATGTAGGTAGCAAAAAGAAAATCAGCAAAAAAATAATAGAAATAATTAAACAGAATTTTGATATTGAAGGAAAAACAATTTATGACATATTCGGTGGCGGTGGGGCGATCACTGCCGAATGCTTAATAAATAACATTCCTGTAGTTTACAATGACCTAGACAAATCAATTTCCGATATTTTTAATAAAGTGATAAATGAAGATAGAGAGAGGCTAAAAACCATGATTGTATCACGTTACGAGTTTATGAAAATAAAAGAAAAAGATAATAAAACCGTTGAAGATGAACTGAAGTTACTTGTAAACAGTTTCGGAAATAATAGTAAGGGTTATTTATACTCTAAAGAATACAGCGATTTAAAATTCAATATTGCCAAAGATATAATCGAAAAACATAATTGCTTTAGTGGTTACACACAAACAGAAACTTATAAAAATGCTTGTAAACATTATTTTGAAGGAAGGGAAGATAAACTGAAAGGACTGGAACAACTGCAACAACTGCAACAACTGCAACGACTGCAACAACTGAAAAAAAACTTTAAAACAACTAACGAAAGCTACGACTTTTTTTCAGATTTAAAAGGTCAGTTATTATATTTAGATCCGCCCTACGAAAACAGCAATCAAGAGTCGTACAAAGGTAGTTTTGATAGTGAAAAATTCTATAATTGGGCTTATGAAATGTCTCAAAACAACATTGTAATAATTTCTAGCTATGAAATTTCAGACGATAGATTTGAATGCGTCTTTGAATTTAAAACAGCTAGAAGTACATTTGTGGGAGGAAGCAAAGGAAAACGCACCGAAAAGCTGTTCATGACGAAAGGAGGAGATAAATGACAGTATTACAGGCAATTGCATTCAGCATCACATTAACATGGTCACTTTTTACATTGAATTATATTTTATTCGGAGGTAACGATAAATGAGCGAAAAAGCAGTAGAAAAATGTAAATATTGCGGAAAAGAAGTGTTATTCATTCAAAAAGGAAGTAAAGCACGTGCTAAAGGGTATAAAGCTTATTGCCTTGCATGTGATAAGAAATTAACGTTTCTTGAAACGGAAGGTTATGCATGCGATAGATGCGGTTCACCTAATTGTCAAGGAGATTTATGCCGATGAGTGAAAAAACAGACAAATTTTTAAAAAATGAATGGCTACACCTAGCTAATAAAGAGATTGGTTTAGCTTATACAGGTAAAGAGCGTTACAAGATAGCTGATGAATGGTTAGACCGCTTATATGGTCGTTTTCCAGATTGTGTATTTGAGATTGACGACAAATTATATTATATTGAGGAGATTAAATAAAAGTGAAAAAGAAAGCTCATTTCATAGTATATAACAAAGACGATGAATTTTTAGCACTTGGAACAGCCGAAGAAATTGCTTGTCAGTTCGATTTATCAACTGTGCAAGTACGACAAAAAGCAAAAGACTTCAAACGGCACGAGAAGACAGGCCAAACTAATCGCTATCCTATCCGTATATTCGGAGTTGGCAGAATGGAGGTAGAATAATGGAAGTGCGCGACATGACAATTGAAGAAGTTCAGAAAGTTATCGAACGGAAGAATGAAGAAATTAGAAAGCTCACAAGTGTTTTAGTAAGAGCGCGTGAAGATGTAGAATATTATATAAACGAGAGGTAATAAATGAACAACTACGCAAACCACATTTTGTGGCTCATTGAACGAAGAAAACAAGATATTGAAGACTTAAAGGATATGCTCAGAGGAAGTTACAGCGATACGGCAACAGTGCCAGAGCCTTGGGCATCAATGACAGCAAAAGAAATTAAAGAAAGTATGGGTAATTATTGATGAAAGATTTTTTAATGAGTTGGTTGATTGGAACAGTTTTGTCTTTAATTGCAATAGCTATCGCTGTATTTATTGGAGCTGTGATTTGGATAATCGTGTCTGAATTAGGTATTTGGACTTGGTTGATTGTTATACCAATTATTTTTGGTCTTATGCTTGCGGTTAGCGAATTATGACAGACGAAAGTAAAGCAATAATATTACACGGTGAGGTTTATGGTTGGATTTATAACGGAGCTGAGACTGTGCTTGAGGATAGTTTTGTTAGTATTCATACTTTGTTATTATGGGAGTCTCGTTTGGGAAATCTTTGTGACAAAAGTAGAGACTTACATAAAGCGGTACAGACAGCGCAAAGTAAGAGAGCATGGAAAAGAGCGCTAGAATTAAGAATAAAGGTAAAGGAGAGACTAAAAAAGGATTATGGTTTCATTATTTGATAAAGTGCAGACAGCACGACACCTACAGACGAGAGAGGACTTGTCACACATCGAAGACGATTGGATAATTGACAAGCTTATACCAAGTTCACAAGCTGGTGTTATAATCGCTCCTATGAAGTCCATGAAGTCGAGTGTTACAATGCAAATGGCGGAGAATGTCAGTCGAGGCACTGATTTTTTCGGCCTTAAAACAAAGCAAGTAAAAACTTTGATAATCGACAACGAAGACACGGACAGAGAGCTGAACAAACGGCTCAGGAACAAAGGAGAGGCCTCAGAAGACTTATTCTTTTTAACTGGTGGTGAATTTAAGCTTGATAATCATTATCACATGCAATTATTATCAAAGTTTATCAAAGATAATGAGATTAAATTTGTAATTTTCGATAACTTAATGACGATGTTCCCAAAATCGAAGCTATATACCGATGATTTTGGCGCTATGTTGGATAAAATAACAGCTATGAAGCTCTTTTTCCAAGATGTAACCTTTATTATGGTAGCACACGCAAACAAAGCTGTATATGCTCAATCGATGCGAGAAAAGAATTTTGAGGTGAACCCAGCAGAGGCTTTAGGTGGGTCAGAGTTGACAGCATGGGCTGAGTTTATGCTTGTGTTATCGCCAAAACAAGGAAAGCATCACAAGTACAGTAAATTGTCAGTCGAGGCGCGTGGATATAGCTTTGAAGAGACAATGAATTTTGCCTATGTGAATGATATATTTGTCTGTAAGCGTGATGATGATAAACGAGATTTACCGCCTGAAATGGTGCAAGTTGAGGCCAAGACAGGTGAGCAGTTCATGGAGATATTGAAAGAAGAAGGAAAGGTGACCGAGATTGAAGGTTGATAAGAATTGGTGTATTAGAATAGGTTTAGGTTCATTTATTGTAACGCCTATGGAATATGTAACTTTAGAAAACTTTGATAGTGTAGTTATATCTGGACTTACTATGAATAAAGCTATTGAGTATGCAAGTAAATTGAATATAGTGTTAGATGAGGTACAATATGATTAGTTGTCCGATGTGTGGTAAACCAGCAGTTGAATGGGCTTCACAGTACAAGTTGTATCTTTGTACAGGTTGCTTCAATCACTTTTGCAGAGAGGAACAAGATGAGATTATTCAAAAAGAAGAAAGATAGAAAATATAAAATAACATATGATAAAGAAAGAAACCATTATTATATGATTTATGAAGGCTTTCCGTTTCACTTGAATGAAGAAGAGTATGTATTTGATGAGGGTATGAGCTGGGAAGAGGCTTCTAAGTATTCTCATGACTTAAATACAGAAATCGGCTTGACCATTTATTATGAAACATAAAATAAATATAATTTAAACTAGTTTGTAATTGACAATCTGGTTTTTATTTTGTACAATGTATATATAAAGTAAAGGAGAAAGCAAATGAAATTAGTAAAATTAACAACAACAAGAGGCGATTATAAAGAAATTAAAGCCTCTTCAATTGAAGAAGTGAAGACAGGTGGACTCATTGTAAGAGATGCATTCACTGGAGTAAAAAAATCATATCCCAAAAATATTATTTGGAGCTATGAAATCATTTAAAGGAGAAGACAAATGTCAAACAAATGGGCAATAATTTACAACGATACTTTAAAGCAATACATAGCGATTGAAGCAAAACAAGGCTGGTCAATACTACATCGCGATGAGAGAGTGGTTCGAGTTGGAATGACAAAAGGTCAAGCATTGCAAAGAGCAAACATCATGAACGAGATATTAGATAAAGTAAAGGGGCTATTATGAGACCAGAACCAGTTGTACAAGTTGATAAAATCATTAACATCTTAAATAACATCACAAATATCCAGAAGGAGCTTGCAGAGCTTAACAAGAACATGGAAGGTATCAATAGCACAAGCTTTACAACATTAAGAGGCTATAAACCTTGGAATGATGCAGTTGATTTTAGCGAAAACTTTATAGAATTTAAGGAGAACAAATGAAATATTACGAAGTTTTGACAGAAGATTTTACAGGCGGACAAGGTTACAAAGAATGTGGAACTAAAGACGAAGCCTTAAAATTAATGGAAATGTTAAAAGGTTTCAAATCTACGGCAATCGTATTAGTTTACGAACGTGAAATAACAATGATAAGTGCTAAACACGAAAAAATAGCCGAATATAGAAGTTATGAGTTTGGCAACCTTACCAATATGCAAAAATTACATATTAAAAGCTATATGGAGAGCGGAAATGAAGAAAAGGATTTATGATTTTAAATTTGAAGTAGAATTCGGATATGATTGCAATCTAATCACATTGAAAGTTTGTGAGCACTATCAATTACAGCATTATGTACCAGATAAAGATTTTTATAATGGAGCAAGTTTCTTGCTTGAAAATTCTTCGCCTTGTCCAGTATGCGGTAAAGAGATATGATTTGCTCATGGAAAGACTTCGAGGAATGGCGACATGCTTCAATTGAATATCACAGGCGCAACGAGTACCGATATATGAACGCTCTTAACTATTTCGAGTATGCTAGACGATACTTTGATTGCCACGAGTTCCCAGAAGCAACAACGAGGAACAAGCCGACTAAGACAAACCCGCTCGGAACAGTGAGAAACTGGACACAAAAAGAAAGCAAAGAACAGTTAAAAGAAATATCTGATTGGATACACGAACAAAAAGCAACAAAGAAAACTAAGCGTAAAAAAGTAACAAAAAAGAAATAGTTAAATAGTGGACTAATCAAAAATGAATTGCTATAATAAGTATGTACAATAAAGGAGGTACAAATATTGAATAAAAAAGAGCGTGCTTATGACCAAGCTAAAGAGCTATACTTCAATTTTGACTGGTCGCAAGATAATGCAACTATTAACTTCGTCAACGAACTCGGAGCTATCTTAATTTTTCCAGACTTAATAGGAGACTATGAAAAAGAATAAAGAGTATGTCGTTTATAAGAACGTTGTGAAGGGATTAGTTAGATATGTGGCACAATATGACGGGCACATGAATATAACGCCTGAGAATGGATTATGTGAGCTTGTACGGCTAGTATATGAGTTCAGAGAAGCTGGTTATTTAGTACCGTTGATTTTATACGGATTAGAGATAGAAAAAAATGAAGAGGAATTTATAATATGGAATATTTAGAAAAAGCAAAGTGGCCAAGTGGCGATGTTACTGCACATGAATACAAAATTTTAGACGAAGCTTTAAGAGCGTTGGAGCAAAACAAAAATGTTGAAATTGTATCATCTGAATTATACGATGAAAACAATAAACTGATTGCGACATATAAAAAAGGAGAAGGCGTAAAAATGGCAGAAGAAGTTAAACAAATCGAAGTGAGCAGAGAAACATTTAACTTTATTATGAGCAGTGAAAAACATTATTATCGGATGTTTGCTGACTGGTCGCCGTTCGGCAATAGTCCGCTAGATAAAGCTATGTCAGAACTCAATCGTGTTTATTGTGATTTACATGTAAGTGATATTTTCGATATGTTAACTAAAGGTGAAGCGAAACTTGTTCCAGATTGTAAACAATATCGCGTTATCTTAAAAGGCCTTCACCGTTTCGAAGGCGTTCAAACATATAGCGAATATGTATATCTGAAATCAGACGGCACACTTGCTAAAACAAAAAGCTTTGATTATATCACAGTGATGTCAGAAAAGAGCATGAAGCAACTACCAGAATGGGCACAAGCATTGGCAGAGGAGGTAAAATAATGAGTGAGCCAGTAATTACAGTTAAAAAAGAAACATTGGACTATTTACAAAATACAGGTATTTCACAAATTATGCGCGATTGGCGTTTGTGGCTTAATGATGATGCTTATACTACCGATTTAAAAGAGCGAGTTTTCCGTGACTTGAATAGCGCTATGTATGATAGTTCAGCGAGTGATATTATTGAGTTTTACATTAGCGGTGCTTATGATTTTATCCCTATTGAGTATACAGACAACAAAAAAACGATTTATAATTTCCCAGAAAGCAAATTGAAACATTTTCCGAAATGGGAGCAAGAGTTAGCCAAGGAGTTTGAATAATGAAAAGCAGTGAAGAAATCTTTGACACGTTATTCCACTTAGATGTGAGTGACCGTATCGAGAAGAAGAAAACAGGAAAAACAAGTTTGAGCTATTTGTCTTGGTCATGGGCTTGGGCAGAATTTAAAAAAGTTGCTCCAGATGCGACATATGAGATTAAAAAGTTTGATGACGGTACAGGTAAATTAGTTCCTTATCTCTATGACCCAAAATTAGGCATCATGTGCTTTACAGAAGTTACTGCTGGGGGCGTAACACACGAGATGTGGCTTCCAGTAATGGACGGAGCAAACAAGGCTATGAAGTTCAGTGCTTACACATATAAAACTAAGTTTGGAGAAAAATCAGTTGAGGCGGCCTCGATGTTTGATGTTAATAAGACAATCATGCGCTGTTTAGTTAAAAATTTGGCCATGTTCGGTCTTGGTCTATATATTTACGCTGGTGAAGACTTGCCTGACATGACAGAAGAGCAAGAACAGCAACGCATGGAGTTAAGCTTACAAGCTAAGTATAAAGCAGTTGCACAAAAGCGCGGTTATCCAAACATGGAAGATTTTGAAGGCAAAACAAGCGCAGAAATCACAGCAATTATGAAAAAATGGCAAGAAGCCAAAGGAGAATAAAAATGTCAGTAATCACAATCACAACACAAGTAACAGAAAAGAACACACGTAAAGCAAATACTAAAAAAGGAGAAGTATTAGTTATCTCAGCGCCATTGTTTGGCAAAGAAAAAGGTTCATCAGTAAAAATCCCTTATGGTTCAGCTTTCCTCCCTGCATTCATCAAGATTGGTGACATCGTAACAGTATCTGGACGAGTTGAGGCAGTTGAGTCTGGAGAGTTCGTAAACTACAACTTCGTGTTCCCTACAGTTGAAAAAGTATTCATCGAAGGTGGCCACAGCTACACAAGTACACCAGAACCAGACACGTTTGAAGGCTCACCAATGGAAGTCTCAGACGATGACCTACCATTCTAATTAGAGCACAAGGAAAACAATGAAACATGACAGAAGAACAACTTGAGCAACATCTTGATGTGGTTGATAAACTCAGCCTTAATCAGCAATATACGAAGGCGTTTCAGTATATCAACGAGAACTGTTCTCCTTTGTTTGATCCTGTAGAAACAGACAAATTGAAACAACTTGTAAAAGATAATGCGCTAAAATTTGGCGCGGTATTAAAATAAAGAAGGAAAATAAAATGACATTAACACTTGAACAACTCCACAAAGACCTTGATGTAAAACAAGGGTTGAAAAACTATGTTCGTAACACAAATAACAAATATGGCACTAATTACGAAGCTACACAAGAACTCGACCGTGAAACTTACATGCTTATCAAGTACAACACACTTGGAAAATTGAAACGACACGGACAACAAATGAAGTTTATCCGAGCTTTCACAGGCATGGAAGAAAATGTTGATTACTTAACAGATGAGCTGGAAGAAGTTAAAACACGAGCCAACAAAGCCGTTACTATCATCGAAAAAGACAACTTGAAAGATGCTTATATTGAAACATTAAAAATGCAAGCCGTATTTTCTAACGAGTTTGGTGTTAGCGTAGAGGTCATTTCTTTCTTAGAGAAAAATGGTGTCCGATATGCAAAATACATGGTTCAAGAGGGCGTAACATCTTTCTTTAAAGAACGTGTTGAATGGTTTGAAAAAGAACTAGCTAAGTAATAAAAAAGAAATATAATGAATACTATCTTGTAATAGACAGGATGGTTTTTTTGTGTTATCATAGTACTATAGAAATTAAGGAGATAACAAATGGACTTTACAGGAACAAAGGCGATGATTAAAGAGCTTATAGCAACAACAGAGCTTACAGAACACCAAGAAAATGAATATAGAATTATCTTAGCTGAATTGACTGAGCTTGAAGAAATGAGCAAATAATGAAAGATATTGTAATTAACCACCAAATAGCGATACTCAAAGACATCTTCAAGGAGTCCGAGAAGTATATAAAACAAAAAGAGCGTGCCGATAGTTTAGCTATGAAACAATCCGAAACCGGCAATTCCGTCAGAACTCAAAGACATTGGCAAGCCGTTGCTGATGGCGACATGAAAATAAAAGAAATTGATAGGCTCTTAGAAGAGTTGTGTACAATAGATTTAGTTTCAAACTGGCATAATAGGTTGATGTATAATCAAGATAAATTGAATTTTATAAAAAAATATCCAAAAACACTAAAACGTTATGAACTTAAGTACAAGACGAAGGAGAAAACAAATGAAATTACTATTTAAAACAATCTTATTCTTATCGGCGGTTGGTTCTTCACAGTTCCAACTATCATCATCGCAGCAATTCACTTAACAATAACATTTACTAAATTTACATTCAAAATGATTACATTTCCGTTTAAATTAGTGTATAATATGATTAAGGAGGTAAGATAGTGACAGTAGACGAATTAATAAAAGAATTACAGGAACTAAGCCGAGAAGGACACGGAGAACTACCTGTATTATATGCAGCTTATTATTATGAAGAGGTTCAGTGGGTTACGATAGAAGAAGATAGCCAAGAAGACAATTATATTTTACTAGATAGATAGAATGATTAAAGGAGAAATAAAATGATTATCATTTTTATGATTATTGTAGTATTGTTATTGGCTTCATCTGCACGAATCAATAAGAAAGTAAAGAAGATGCACAAGCGCTACTACAAACGCCAAAAAAGTGACGTAATATTGGTAGCAATGGAACGACAAACAGCACAAATGAAAACTTACAACGAGCGTAAAAAAGCAGAGCACAAAGCAAAGAAAGGTAAATAATGGATTGGTTAGTTTTGGTCATGTTGCCAGCAATTGGTTACGTGATGTTAACGGAAGAAACTGAAAACAAAATTAAAGAAATAGCACACGGAATGAAAGAGAGCGTCTTAGATATGGCAGATTTGTTTCTGTACGGAGGCATCAAATGAATTATAGAGAAAATCAGCACTATGTGAATAAGCACGGACAACAATTAAAACATTTCATGATAGAAAAATTCGGTCTTGAAGAATATAAGATTTGGTGCAAATTGAATGCTTTTAAATATCAATCACGAGCTGGAAAAAAGGAAGGAAATAGCACCATTAAAGACTTGAATAAGCGCGATGATTATATTAACGAAGTGTTTGAGACAGAAATGATGCGACAATTTTTAACAGAAGATTTGCGTGACTTAGCAAATGAATTTGAGTTTTGGGAGGGTAAATGAAAAAATATTATGTAACAGTAGACGATAACGGTAAAGAAATAGGGCGAAAACTAACTACACATCACGAAGCGGAAGACTTTGACTCTATGACACTCAAAGAGCTGTCAGAAGTATATTATGAGACATCGGCAGAGTATGCAAGTAAAGCGCGAAAGATAGACCTTTTAGAGGACTTAATTAACAAGCGGCACCATAAAGGCGAATATTTAAGTGCTGACGAGTTCACGCAGAACGAAATAGACCGCAACATTATCGAAGCGAGTAACAACATTATTGATACGCAAGAAGGAGAATAACATGACAAACGAACAAATGGCAATCGTAAAAGCTCGAGCGATCGTTATCAAAATGGAAGAAACTGTAAAAGTATTAGAGGAATTGAACGAAAAAAGTGATTTAATGTGGGATTGGTGGAGCGAAAACTCACTTAACTTTACAGAAGAACAAGACACAGAATATCTTGAACTTTATGCTAAGTCGAAAGAATTAGACAAGAAAATTAAGGATTTATCATAATGATTTTAACACCAATTATCTTAGAAGACATTGAACATATCCAGAAGGCCAACAAGAGCCACGAGAGAGCTTTTGAGAGCATCATCGATAAAGTATATAGAGAAGACAAAGAACGCAAGGAGAAGGCTGAGAATGACCGTAAAAAGAAAGAAGCTATTTTACACAAGCGAGAACTGGAAAAACGAAAAGCAGAAGAAGTTGAACGAGCTAAAGAGATTGAGCGACATGATGCAGAAAATCGAGCAAGACGAGAAGCTGAACAGCGGAGCCTTGCCGAAGAAGTTCCTAGCTCAAATAATGATAGGAGTAGAGGAGAGGGAGAGTCCGTTTCAACATCTGGAGTCATTGGCTCAACATGGGCTGAAGTAAGTCCAGAGCAAGCAATCCAGTACATGGCACAAGGAACAGGAGTGAGCGCAGATGTATGGACAGGTGTGATTTATCGTGAAAGCTCAAATAATCCATATGCATTAAACAGCTTAGGTTGCTTCGGTTACCTTCAAATAATGCAAAGTGTACACGGAAATGTAAGCTCATGGAGTCCACAGGCTTATTTAGATAAAGCGATAGAGATATATCACTCACAAGGCGCACAAGCGTGGGAAGCGTGGTAAAGGAGAAAAATGAAAATAGAAATAGAAGTTAAAAAATATAAAGAAAGCTCATGGAATGATATTGTTTTAAGTCATAATATAGAAATTTCAGCCACTGCCTTTAGAAAAGGTGTAGGATTTTGCGCTATTGAGTTTGGAAAAGTTACCGATTTAGAATAACTGAAAGAAAATGCAGTCAATAGAGTAAAACAGAAAATTGAATATTACATAACCGAGCACGAAAGGAGTCAAATGATTGAAAAAGTTTTGGGCATTGAGTTTCGAGAAATAGAAATTGAAGGAGAATAAATAAAATGGAAAAATTAATCATTTCAAAAGAACTAGCATATGATACCAAGTATTGGAAAAGTTGTGTCGAATTAGGAATAGAGAACTTAACCAAGTCACACAAGAACGAGCTTGCTTTGTTCATGTATATCTATAACTTTGATACAATTTATCAAGTGGCAGCATACTTAATAGGGGGACAAGATAAAGTATATGAAGTTAAAAAAGAACCTTGGTCTATTGTGTGGTTAGCGAGTATGAAAAAGTTTTATGCTTTCAAAGGAAACAAATTAGATGAACCTATAAACGCTTCTGAAGTTGCTATCACAGTTTGTGATACAGAAAAAGAAGCTGAGAAATACGCAGAGCAATTAAACAGAATTTTAGATGCTTATTAAACAAAAAGAAAACACCTCAATTAAGGGGTGTTTTTTCATTTACCAAATAACTTTCTTTTCGTCGAACTCTCCTTTAGCTCCAAATAACTCGCTAGAGTAAATAGTGTCTACTGGATAGCCGTAGCTTTGGTATTTACCAAGCAAACGAGGAGTGCGAACATAACGAAGTGTCACGCCGTCTGAGATGAACCATTTGCCTTTATGCGCGCCTGTTTTGTCGTAAATTTTGTAAAGGATCATGTCTTCCCCTTTCTTTTGCGGTTTTTGTTTGTTATCGTTATTAGTTTGTTTTGGACGAACTACGCAAGTAAATCCGCCATAATAGCTCCAAGAGTTTGCACCCTCCATATATTGCACATAACGAGCTCCTCCGAAGTTTTGTTCTAGTGTTGTTACGTTGTTATTAGCCACTGAGTAAACTATGCCTACGTGCCCTGTAGACAGCCCAGAACGTGCAGAGATAAAGAAGATGTCACCAGCTTTCAATTGTGAGAAAGAAGGATTGTCAATCTTTTCAAATCCCATAGCACCCCAATCAGATTGACTTGCTACGTTCCACGCTGTGTAACAATCTGAGCCAATAGCCCATTGAGCGTTGATGTTAGGTTTACCATAAGCGAATTGGTATTTGTCTCCCGTTAGTTCTGAGAACCAGTAGGAAGCATATCCGCCACATTCACCGTAAGAGCCATTAAATCCAATTGACTTGCCCACAGTAGCGTTTTTAAATTGTTCTAAGTTCATTCTTCTCCTTTCTTTTCTTCCTCTTCTGGCAAGCTATAACCTTTTCTTTTAAGTAAATCTAGGAGACCTTTAAAAATAGGGGATATGCTCGCAATCAAGTACGTAAACTGTGCAACAAAGTACCATAGACCGACATTGATTACATCTCCAGCTATTGCTGTAGTAGTTGGGTCATTTGTTACGATGAAGACGAGATACAGAAGCCACAGCGATGCAATCACGGTTAAATCTATAACAATTCTACGTTTTAGAGGTGGATTCATTTTTTCTCTATCCTTCACCCAAGTCGCAAAAAGTATTGCGAGGATTAAAATAGATATAAGTATCATTTTCATTACCATTTTATTATTTACTTTCTATTTTTAATCAATATCAAATTTGTATTGTCCGGTGAATGAGTTTCCGTTTTGGGCTTTGAATAAAGTTATCGCACCGGCCCTATTACCTGTGGCGGAATTTATTTGTACTGCGTGGAAAATATTATTTGCGCTACTTAACGGAGCCATTGCGAAAGTTCTATTTTTAGGGCGGCAACCTTCAGGCAACGTTCCTATTGCAATATCGTAATTACCACCAGAAGTGAAATTCCAACGTATAGTAACAGTTTTACCTTCTTTCTTGTATTCCCCCCTTCCGGAAGAAGACAATAAGGGGGTCCATTCAGTAACATCTCCAATTCGCGTTACACTATTTGCTTTGAGGTCTTTTAAAACTGTTGTTTCGATAGGCGTTTTAGTAGCAATAACACCCATTGTATCAGTTTTAACTATATCGAAACAATGTTTTAAAACTCCAGAGGCATTATTAATATCAATGGCGTTGGAGTTATTAGCTAATTCAGCCGATAAACTTACTGGAGCTGTTGGATTTGTTAAATCTATATTTGCATGAATATAATTATCTGCAGAAGGTTGTAACGCTACTGTTTCTCCTTCTAATTCAAAGTATCGTCCGCCTAATATCAGAGAGGTATTTGAATATTGTCTATTGAGAGCTGTATCAACTGGCTTATCCCAGTCTTTACGCTTGTAAGTGTCTAACTCCATTCCGCTCAGCATCAAGTAGAGTTTCGCATCAGCATTGGAGCTAACAGGGAACTCAGTGCCAGTAGGGCTGAAAAATGTAAAGTTTCTAATTGTCATTTATTTTCTCTTTCTATAATTTTCGCATTTGGTAGAACTGGATTATCAGTTATAGATAGTTCTTTCAAACTAAAGCCTTTGCCACCAGTAGGAAAGCCACCAATAGACACCTCTTGTCCAATATCATAAACTAAAGTTGTATCAATTTTGACTTTCATCGGACTATGATAATAGACTGAACCGTTCAATATTTCATCATGGTCTTTTTTTAATGGCACAGAGCCCTCAAATGGTTCTATTTTAAACCTTGTGCCAGTCGTTGCAATATATATCATCTAAAACCTCGCTTCTACGAATAATAGGCGGTCATTTGTTGGAGTCAATACACGGTCTGCGATATATCCTTCATATTTACGGCCATTATAGTAAACTCTTGCCAAGTCATTTACAAACAGTTCACGCTTTGGGTCTTGGTTAAAGAACACATTTGCAATAACAGTGTCTGGAGAAACTTCAAACTTCAATTGAGCATTGGTTGGCTGTTCGTCATAGAATAATGTTTTCATTATCCGTTGTTCTGGGAGGTCATATCCGTCTCCTGTGTAATTTCTTACATTTACCAAGTTCCCTTTATCGTCAATTGTGTATAGTTGCGGTGTAGTTCCGTAAGTGTTACCGTCTGGAGTAGTCTTGACATATACAACGATATAATTATAATTTGAACGTGCAACAATCGTCTCATACTCTATAGCTGGGTTAAGCGCCTCGTCTATCCTTGTCTCGATTACACTTCTTGTCCAAGTTCGTGAAGTCAGGTTCATTTCAATCGTGTCGCGAGCCACTAAAACTTCTCCGTCTGGGTCATATTCTACTCTTCGAATAGTTGGGAACGGTTGAAACTTAACTATAGAGAACATGTCCTTCGCAACGCCTGTGACATCTGTAGTATCACTCTTCCTGTTATACTTGATGCCTTGCTTAAACAGCTCGCTATTATACATGAAACCATATGTCATTAGTTGGTTCATATTTGGGTCAATCATTCGAATAAGTATCGCCCCAGTAGTTGTGTTGAGCATCTTAGTAGGTATTTCGTTGCCCTCAATCATAGCCCAAAAGTAATTTTTCAAAGTAGCTTTGTTGTTTTCGTCAACATCTGTTACTAGATAAATCAAAGATAAGGGATAATCTTCTATTATATCTGGAGTAGTCGCCATTGGAACATTTTCAATTGTTAAGACTTCTACGATGTCGCCTACCTCAATTTCAGAAGCAAAAGTTGCCGAAGAAGTATATTTATACCCAGTTTGCCAAAGTTCATATTCAAGAACTTGCGTGCGTACCTTTGGTTTAGGTATTGGCCGTGCCACAAAGCCTGAACCGTCCGGAAGAGGGAAGTCTAAAATGTTCAACTCATTGGGGTTAAAGTTGTCATAAATATTTACTTCTAACATTACACAAAATCCACCTTTCTTTTTACTTTTATTTCGACTGTTGAAAGATTTTTCATAGTCATTTGCCCCTTTTGAAAGATACGTGTGCGATAACGAGAGAAACTTAACGCTGGAAAAGCATTAATTGTTGTGTCTCCTGTTGTCGCTTGATACCATTCATCATTTACATCTGTGTTAATTGTAATTAAATCTGGGCGATTTTCGAAATTAAACACAATGGCGCTGTATTCATTGCCGTTTACATCGAGGAACTGCAAGCTATAATCTTGATTAGGTGCTGTAACCTCTGATGAAGGTTTCAGTTTAGCAATGAAGCTAAAGAACGGTTCTTTAATGTCCCAACGAGCTAAACGTTCAATGTGAGTTTCTCCATAGTAAGTATATGCTGTATCTTTAATATAACGATAACCAGTTTCTCCAGCTTTACCACCATAAATTTTACTTACTCCGTCAATGATTTCGCCATTTTCGATAGTTTTGAACTCTAAGTTCTCGAAAGTGTACCATTTTGTAACAACATCGAAAACTATTTTCTCTGAAAAAGCTCCATTTTGTCCGTAACCTTCCGTTTTTGTTACTTCATTCAAAGCGATGTCTGCGAAAACTTGGAACCACTCTGTTTGATACTCTAGTGTGACATATTTAACAGAAAGCAAATCATTTACAAAGGTATTTAACAAAGTATAGTTTTCTTGTAAGTTACTTCCGAAAGTTTCAAGTTTGAACTCCATTTGAGGCTGATTAATAGCACGAGCACCGAGCACACCGATACCGCCAGTTCCCCAAAGGTTGTTTCCTACTTCAATACCGAGGTTAGTTGGTTCATAAAATCTCAGCTTTCCGTTTGTGACATCCCATGTTTTATTTTTAATAGGGTTGTCCATATCTGTGTGTATTTTGTACTGTCTTACCATTTTAAGCCCTTCCTGTTTCAATTTCTCTCTTGATTGCACGCGCCAAAGATGTTATATCCATTTGTCCCGCCTGGATGTTAAATACGTTTGATGTACTCGAAGTACCAGCACTTGCTGAGTTCATGGACATTCCAGCGCTTGCCATGTTTACTTCGTGAAGTTCAGCTACCATAGAACCGCCGAAGAAACCTTTTACTTTATCAGCTACACCATTAATAGCACCTGCTACTTTATTGATTGTGTCAGTAATCCAACCGAGCGCATCAGATGCAATATCAGTAATAGCTCCAAAGATGTTAGAAAAGAAGGTAGTTATACCAGAGAAAGCTCCAGTAATAGCATCTACTGCCCACTTACCCCATTCTCCTAAGTTTTTAAATACGCTAGATACAACATTCCTCACTGAGTTAAATATAGAAGAGAACCAACTAACTAAAGGAGAGAAAGCACTCTTTATACGTCCCCAAGTATTTGATGCAAATTGTCCAATAGCAGTAAACACACCACTTACAATATTTTTAGCACCATTCCAGATGCCAGAGAAGAAACCAACTAAAGCATTCCATATGCTGACTACGCGAGACCAAACACTTGAGGCAATGTTTGCGATAGCGTTCCAAACATTAGACGCAATTTGTTTTGCACTGTTCCAAATACCGCTAAACCAGCTTGTGATTCCGTTCCATATACTAGTGATTTTGTTCCAAGCGCTAGAAGCAAAGTTTGTTATACCTTGCCACGCGCCAGAAGCTATGTTTTTAACCCAATCCCATATTCCTTTGAAGAAATTTATAATTCCTGTCCAAAGTTTCACGATGTTATTAAATACTGTTTTAATCAAACCCCAGATAACTTGCCATGCTAAGTTGATGATAGCTGTAACTAAGTTCCATATAGATTGGAAGAATGGCACAAATGGAGAGATAAGAGCCATCAAACTTGTCCACCACAATTGGAAGAAAGCTGTCAATCCGTTCCAGATAGTCATAGCAAAGTCCACAACGCCCTGCCAGATGCCAGAGAAGAATTCGCCAACGCCTGTAAAAACATCTTTAATGGCTTGTACAATAGTGCCGAAGAACTCTGTAATACCGCTCCATATGTTTTGTGTAGTTTCTGCAATGCCTGTCCAAAGGTCTGAGAACCATTGACCGATACCAGAGAAGAAATTTTTGATGTTCTCGACTACTCCGCTAGCACTTTCAGAAACTGATTTCCAGCCATCTTGAAACCACTTAACAATGCCATCCACTGTTTCACCAAGGAACTTAGCAAATGAAGCCCATATCTTTTGTCCTGTCTTTGTTTTAGTGAAAAAGTAAGTTAATGCACCTACGATAGCAAGAACAGCTGTGATAACCCAACCCACAGGAGTAAGTAAACCAGCAATAGTAGTGCCGAAAGTTGTTACCCACTCTATAACAGTTCCTAAAACAATGAGAAACTTACCAAAACCAGCGACTAAGGTAGTAATAAAAGTAATTCCTTTGAATACTGCGAATGCTGCCCCAAGTCCAACTAACGCACCTTTGAGCACATCGATTTTTCCTTGACTGTCTGTCATTTTTTTGATGAATTGCGCCATTTTTTCGATAGCTTTACCGATAAAATTAGCTAAGTCTTCGAATGTATCTGCTAAAACTTCGTAACTTTCTTTATTTTTGTCTCCGTGGTCTTTTAGGATACCTAAATCTTGTAAAAGTTGCTTGACAACTTCCCAAACACGACCGAAAATAAAACGTAAATCATCGAAGCTTTGAAACAATCTATTTGTAACTTGCGTGTCGCCTATAGCTTTAAAAAGTTTTAAGAACCACTCAACAACATCGCCAATAACTCCGATAATTGATGGCATTTTGTCTGCAATTGCATTGATAAACGCTGTAACAGAAGGTGTAATGGCATCAAGGATAGGCAATAAAGCGAGAGCTATAGTTTCATTAAGAGAAGCCATAGCATCATCAATGGTTTCTACAGACCCTCCGCCAGCTTGCCCGAGTTTCTGCATCGCTTTATCGAGCATTTCGACTGAAACAGCGCCTTTTTCAGAAGCACCAGCAAATGAACCGTATTGTTTCAGTGCTGGGTTCATTTCCATAACAGTATTTTTCAAAGCAGAACCAAGAGCTGTGTTATTATCGGTCAACTGATTGACATTCTCAGCCGTAACCTTACCAGCGGCAGACATTTGACCGTAAGCTTGAACAACTCCTTTAAGGTCTTCACCAGTACCACCGAACGCTTGGTTAGCTTTTACGATATTTTCAACTTTATCACCAGCTGTTTGAGCATTATCACCAAGACCAGTAAAAGTAGAAGCAAGTTTTAATGTATCTTCCGTATTGGCATTTGTAGCTTTCGCGACTTGCCCCATTCGTTTTGACAAGCTATCAAAGTCTTTACCAGTGCCAGAGAAGTCCATGGTATTTTTGAGGGCGTTCATAGCCTTCTGAGTAGCCTTTGTATCGTTAATCCAGCCAGACATTGCACTACCCAATTTGCTTACGGCAAACGAGCCAATTTGACGCATAGCACCTATAGCAACTTCTTTAAGTGCATTAAATTCTGTTTTGACCTTGCTTATCTTTTGAGAAGCTCCGTCTGTTTTTAGGTCTACCTTCCAAGAGCCGCGCTTAATAGCATCATCAACCTCTTTAATATCTTTTTCCAAGTAATCAGCTTGAATAGAGTTATCTTTTAGTTGCTTTTGTAAGTTAGCCCATTTCTTTTGTCCTTCTGGTGTGCTTTTGTCAACTGAAGCAAGTTCTTTTTTGAGTTCAGAAGCCTTCTGTTTAGACATTTGCAATTGCTGTTGCAAGTTCTTTTGAAGGTCTTTCATTGCGCTCATGTTAGTCGGGTCTAACTTCAAGTCACGTTTAAGGCCTTTGGCTTCTGCTTTAAGCTGGTTCATGGCGGTATTAACGCCTTTTAGTGAGTTCTCGAATTGGGCTGTGTCGCCATATATTTCGATTTCAAACTTTGCATTTTGAACCATTTATTACCTCTTTCTACGCTGTTTGCGTTTCTTTTCCGCCTCTTTCTTTTTCTCTCCGACCAGTCTGATAATCGCATATACAACTTCTAGCTCATACTCTGCGAACTGGTCAAAAGGTATATCAATGTCTGTTAAAGTTGCAATCAAATCGAGAGTTTTATTTTCACTTTTCTTCTTCTTTCTCAAAGCGCTGTTTGTCATGAATGTTACGGTCTGCTCTGGCTGTTTTTCAGGTTCTTCGATAATCTTGCAATACATCTGGATTAATTGTCCGTTGCTAGGAAGCTGTATTTTGCGTTCTGTGACACTTTGCCAGCCTCCTTGCCTATCTACCCAAAGTTCTTGCAACTTGTCTGTAAAGCTCTCGTATCGCTCCGTGAAGTCATTATCAATCATGTCATTATAAAACTCTCTTTGTAAGTCTCCGAAGTCTTTGACATCTTGCTGAAAGTCGCACCCTGTAAGCTCATAATATCTAATTACATCTTTTAAAATCATTTTATACCCCCAAAAGGGCAGAACCTAGAAAGCCCTACCCTTTGAATTCTTTTTCCCATTTCTTAGTTAGTTTTTCAAATGGCTCAACATTGTCTTCTTTTGCACGAGTTTCCAAGAACTCATTATAATCTTGTTTAGCTTTTGTGAGGTTAGTTTCATAGAAAGCTAGGTGCAATCCATATTGGATGTTTTCCATTACTTCCGTCAAATTCTCGCCTTCACCCTTGCTTTCAGTTTCAAGTTTCTTCATCATAAAGATGAGGTCTTTTGTAGTGATTAATTTAAATTTTGTCGCTGTTGATTGTACTTTCATTTTCTAAGTTCTCCCTTTTGTTTATTTTATGCACTTGTTACGGTAACAGTACATGTTGCTGATTTATTGTTAGCTGTTTTGGCTGTGATTGTTGCTGTGCCTTCTGCCACTGCTGTGACTTTACCGCTAGCATCTACAGTAGCTTTAGTGTCGTCTGAACTTGACCATGTAACAGTTTGTGAAGCTCCTTCTGGAGTGACTGTAGCTGTCAATGTCTCGTTAGCACCAACTTTGATTGAAGTAGTGGTTTTATTGAGTGTAACGCTTGTTGCTACTGGAGCACCGCCTTCAATTACTGTGTCTGGCAAGAGAATAAATAGCTCTTCTTCCATTTTCTTTTCATAAGCTTTCGCTTGCTCGCCCCAGATAGTAAACTCAATTTGTGGTACTTTGTAGCCTTTGTTTGTGTAGATGTCGGAAGCTGTAGCTTGTACAGCAACTTCCCACTGAATAGGGTCAACTCCGTCAACTGAGTCTGTTTCGCTTTCATTTGTAGCTTCTGCGGTTGGTGTCAATTGTGGATAAATAACAACTCGCCAGCCTTCCTCGACAAGTCCAGTGTCCATATTACGACGTTTACCTTTAATAAGATATTGGACAAGTTTAGTTTTGAAGTTACCTGTTGGAGAGTAACCAAGTCCATTGTCAGTAGCTACCCAGCCCATAAGGTCTTCACGCAACGCTTGTGAAGTTTGGATAAAGGTCATTGAACCTTGTAAAAGTGTAGCACCTTTCTTAAATCCATGGTCTGGAACATCATCCGCTGGATAGTTTGTGGTTTCCGCTTGGTCTTCCATTGCTCCGACTGATACTAAACCTGTAACAAGTTTGATGTTCGAGGTTTCAATTTTACCGCCTACGCCTTTTGCCACATCTGCAACTACAAGCGCCTCATTACCGTAAAATATTTCGCGTGGGTCATAATTTAATTTCATTTATTTCTTCTTTCTATACTTTTAACGCTTCTGCATATTTTTTGGTTGCATTGAGCGTGTTTCTTACATCTCTTTCACCTTGGCGCTCAACTAAGAAATATAATCCGTGGTAACCGTTTGTATAGTTGCCACGTGTTCCGGCATCGACTTTATAACCTTCGCCAGAGCGTATTTTTCTAATGTTTCGGCCGAGTTGACCTGTGTTAGTATAACGATAAGTTTTACCGCTGTGCCTATTCCATACTCTTTTTGGTCTTCGTCCAGCTCTTACCGCCCTCTTTTGGACATCTTGCTGAACAAAGTCAGATACTTTCATAGTAACTTTTTTCTCAAAAAACGAAGAAACGGCTTTTACATCTAATTCTTTACTCAAAGGCATTGCCTCCAGTCTGACAAGGTAAATACACTATGCCACTATAATTGTATAGCTGGCTTGTTTCAGACCAATTAACGAACCCTAAGCCGTCTTGTGTAAGATTGGCCATGGCATTAATTAAAGGGCTGTCTGCGTTCTTCACAGACACTACAATGGCATAAGTATAACCTATTGTCCATTGTTCATTGTCCATACGTATATTTTTAGACTGAGACATAGAAATATAAAGCGTATCTTCCGTGATTTTGTCTTTGACTCCAAAAATAATGTCTTTGAAAGGTAGCTTTTTGACTTCGTTTAGCCAATCTATATAGCTGTCAAATTTCATTAGCTTTCCGCCCTTCTAAAATCATTTTATTACTCTTAGTGTCTCTTTCCCACATTGTACGAGTAAACTTTGTGTCATATTCATCACGGAAAAATTGAAACGTTAGGTTTTCTAATTCGCCTATGTTGTCTAATTGCCATCGATAAGACTTACCTAGCCCTTGCATACTATTTTCATCAATACGAGATTGAATAATTTTATCCCTCATGGCTGGGAGTGAATAATCTTTAAAGGTGTTTTCTTCAGCACCGTTAGGCTTTTTCACGGTTGTCTCAACTTGAAGTGTTACTTGTGTAAAAATCATGATAGACCTCCAAAGTAAATTGTTTCAAGTAGAGATTGCAACCGTGCATTCTCAGCCTTTCGCCATTGCTCGCTAGGTTCAGCATAGTTATTGAGTCGGCAGTAGCCAGCGATATATGCTCTGACAATTGAAATATTTTCATCTGTCGAAGCCCCAGCTATTGTTAACAAGTCAATCGCCTGTTCTCTGAACTCTTCTAACTTATCGTCATAAATAGTAACTACAGGTGAGATATTACAATACTTTTTGATATAGGAAATATCTGCCATTTGTTACCCTCTTTCTATGATGCTTCTGATACAGTAACTGCAACATCCGCTGTTAAGTTATTGACTGTTTTTGCTGTAACTGTACATGTGCCAGCTCCGACACCTGTAATAGTACCGCTAGCATCTACAGTAGCCTTAGTTTCATCACTAGAAGACCAAGTAACAACTTGAGTTGCTTCGGCTGGCGTTACTGTTGCTGTGATTTTTCGAGTAGCCCCCACCGCTACAGAAGTTGTTTTAGGTGTCGTCTCAACTCCTGTTGGGTCTGCGGGCTCTTTAGGGTAAAGTAATTACAGCACCACCATTGAGTTTTTCAGGCATACCAGATGATAGAGCTTCAATCAAGATTGCGTTTTCGTTGTATTCCCATTTGAAAGCATCGATTTTTGTAATATCTGCCATGTCAACGTGGTAAGCATCTTGGATAAGGAGAGTAATCTTGATGTCTTTTTTACCAGTGTAAACGATAAGTTCATCTACACCCAAGAGAGAAGCAATTTCTTTATCGTCATTCTTGATAGTGAATGATGCATTACCAGCTTGCACACGCAATTCAGCAAGCAATTTCTTACGTTGAGCAACTGTAACAATCAAGTAACGTTTGCCAGCAGTACCGCGTACAAAGTCAATAGCATCTTCTACAGCATCAAGAGTCTTGTCCGCTACGGCTGTGATAGCTTTGATTTTTTTAGAACCGCCAGAGATAGCTGATTCAGCTTCTACGGAGATGAAGCCGTTAGAACCGTCAGAAAGACCTTCTTTGAGCGCCAAGTCGACAACTTTATTAACAATAGCTTGTGTCAATTCAGCTACTACCATGTTATAAAGTTCATTGTAGTTAACATTCAAGCGTTTAACAAGCTCTGAGATAGTTTGGAGTTTGTAGACCATAACAGGCTTGATGTTAGCTGTGTCAAGAACTGCTGTTTGCTCTTCTTTCTTAGTGCCTGGAACGTGAACATGTGCTTCGTCCTCAGAACCGAAAGTTTGTGATACGATAACCGCACCAACGTGAGTTACACGGAAAACTTTAAATACTGGATTTGTGTCCAAAAGTTTTGATTGGATTGAGTCGACAATTTTACGAGGAAGAAGGACATCTTCGTCTTTAACTGTGATTGCGTTCTTTTCAAGCTTTGCTTTCCAATCTTTCATCAAGTTATCTTTTTTAGATGTTTTAAGAACCTCGAAGAATTCTTTTACTGCGTTGTCTGATTTTAAGTAGTTCATGCTTTTATCTTCCTTTTGTTCGTCTTGTTTGATATCGTCGTTTTGTGTTTCTCCAAGTTGTGCTGTCAAGTCTGCCAATTTAACTGCGTTATCTTGGATTTCTTTAACCAATTCTTCAGCAACAGAAACATCATTTTCCGCTTTAATCATGCCTTTGATTTCGTTGTTACGTTTAACAAGTCCGTCAATTGAATTTTGAATTTCAAGTTTTTCGATTTTATTCATATGCTTTTTTAATCTCCTCTAGGCGTGCTTTGTTCTTCGCCTCTTTTGCTAATTCTGCACCAATAGCATTATTTGCCATGAGTGCTTCTGGGTCTGCTGGAACTGAAACAAGACTAACTTCATTCATGATAGCATTCTTAACAAGAACACTTTCATCTTCTTGAATTTCGTAATCTGTCATGTAATAAGATACTGAAACACTGTTAAACGCTCCATTTTCTACAGCTTGTTTGATGTTAGGGTGCGTGTCATAGATAACGAAGTCACACATATATGCATTATCTTCTTCACTATAAGTAATCCCAACATCTCCGATAACTTCGCTAGAGCCTTCTCCATGATTATAAAGGAAAGGATAGCGATTGCGCTCAATTTCGAGTGAGTTAGATGTCAACTGCAAACCGTTTCGGTTCACTGTGCCAACTTTACTCGCTACAGCTGTGAAGGATTTTGCGCCCTCTTCATCTGTGCTCACATCGATTTCAACCGCGTTTTTAACTAGTTTCATCAACTGGCTTTTTCTCGCTTTCTAAGTTTTTTGTTAGTTCTGCTAAGTCGCTAAAGTTCTCAACTGCAACTGAGTTCTTATTAGTCAAGTAAACATCGCCACCTTCTCGCGGTTGTTCTCCAATCATTGCTAAGAATTGGTTAACTGTGAACATAGGGGCATTGACATTTTCATGATATAAGCTAATAAGGTCTTTAAGAGATGCAAATTTAAACAACTGGTTATCAATTACGATACGCTCATAATATTTATTCTGGCTGTTTTGTCGTCTCCGAGAGCTTGGTATAAGCTTATAAGATAACTCTTTCTCCAGTTGGAAGAGTAACGGAATAATAGTAGCGTTATAAAAGGCAATTTGTTCTTCTTGGCTTGCCGTGCCGAGCAGAATTTTCTCATTCATAAAATATGAACTAAGTAATTCTGATTTAATCAAGTCAATTTCTTCTTGATTTAGAACACTGTAAGAGTTTTTCAACTCAATCAATTCAGCCTTAGCATCTGTCACGCCAATACCATTGAAACTAGCGCTTGTTTGCATGGCTTGTATAGCTGTCATCGCTTTTTCTTTAAATGCTGTCAGACCGTTGTCAAGGTTCGCATTAACTTTATACAAAGCTCTCAATTTCCCTTGCTCTAGCTTAGTTGTGATGCTCGCCAGGGCTTGGTCTAAAATAGAGGTGTCATTGTCCAGATAGAACGGACTAATAAGTGTTACAACTTCACTCTGTTTGTACTCTTCTTCGCCATTTACAATACGCAAGTCATCAAGATAATATGTGTCTGTGTACTTGTTTTTCTTGTAAATAGGTTTCAAGCGAACTTTCTTAGTCTGAAACATCTGAATTACTACTTTGTTCCAGAACTCTGTCGAGCTATCAAATCCTTTAGGCTTCCAGTTGAGTACTTCATCAATATCTGAGCCGTCCAGAGAGCGCATGATGTCCGTACCTTTTGGCACGACTTCATAACGCATATGATTGTAAGAAACTTTTGAAATTTCGCTTGCAATCTTCTTCTGAATGTTCATAACGAATTGACTAGTGAAGGTCACTGCCTCATTTGTGAAGGTTTCGACTCGCTGTGTTTGCTTATTGAGCCGTCCTCTTTGAATTGTTACGATACCACCGAATAACTCCAAATTTTAACCTCCTTTCTAGTAAAGCAGTCTGTCATTATAACCGCTCTTATCTTGTCTTGTTTTCTTTTTATGGCAAGAATAACATAATAGCCAAAGGTTATCAGGATTATAAGCGACATTCCAATCGTCCACATTATCCCAAGTTAACTCTATTTTATGGTCGACTTCAAATTTCTTTGCTGTATAGTCGCCACACATTTGACATGTCATTTCATCGCGTTGTCTGATAAAATCACGTGTCTTTATCCATTTTGTCGAGCTGTAAAATCCACTTTCTCGAACTGTTTCAACATCTCGCCTCATATTAATCGCTCATTTCATCTGTTACTAGGACATTCAAGGCAAAGACCGTGCTAATAGCTGGGTCAATCTTGTCTTTATCCATTTTCTTAACCATAGCATAGTCTCCAGTGTAACCAATCTTAACAGCTACGTTCATAAATGACCAAGAAAGTAATTCTTGATTATGTTTTAGTGTGCCATTACTTGCCATTAATTTCGCTAATTTGATGTGGTCAGATAATTTGAACCCTTGACCAACTGCTTTTTGGTTATCGCCTGAAATATCAAAGAAATGTCTTTCAATCAATGCTTTCAGATATTCATAACGCGCTGGGTCATAGCCAATTTTGGCGAAATAACAGCCTGTTTTATCCTTAAAATCACTCATATATGGTATTAATTCTTCGACATTGATATATTCACTATCTAAAAGATGTAAACTTCCTTCGTCCAGAAACTGTTGCCATATCTCTTTTTGGTCTCTGTCCAAGTTTTCGAACTGTTTGACCGTTGAGAATGATTGATTGTGCGTATAAATTGTGCCGTCTTCTAGGCGTGTCATATAGGCTATAGAGGTCAAGTCACCAACTAACGATAAGTCAATACCAACATATGTGTCACGCCCCCTAAACACACTTAAATCGAATTCCTGAGGCTGTACCTCATCACGCGTAAAGTAATAAGTTACGTCTTGCAACTGAATGCCCATGTTATAAGCTAAAAACTTAGTCTGTAAAGCTGGGTCTCCTTGTGATAAGTTATATTCTTCTTCTACACCTGCAAAGGCTGGAACATATCCAATCATAGGTAAGGCCATAGACCAATTTTTCTTATCTTTTACTTGTTTAGGATTTTCCAACCGATACAATAAGCCGAAAGAGCGGTCATTTGCATCTTCTGCATCACTTGTAAAGCGGTCTATCATAGTGTCATATAAGCCCATTCGCTTAAGTCCGCCAGATGTGATATAGATTGATTGCCAATTTTTCTGTTTTTGCCGTGAACCTTTGTTCACTGACTCTGTTATATCCTCTCCGTACGTATGCACCTCATCAAAGATATTAAGAGACGAGTTACCACCTTGGGCACGTGCCGTGTCATTGGTTTGTTTCTTGAACTCATTAGCTGTTGGTTCATATTTCAATCCTGATTTAGTTGAGCGAAACTGATTTTCATCTGCCAGAGTTCCCAGCATTGGTGAAGCCTGTGTTTGCCCTCGCACTTGGTCGAATACGTGCCGTGCCTGTGTGTTATCATAAGCAATCACAAGAGACTCACCGCCCCAAGCTCCGCTCATAAGCATCCAGTGTAAAACACGTGTAGCCATAAGGGTTGATTTACCTGAACCACGTCCAAGATTTAAGAAGATTTCGTTTGTAAGCTGTACCTGTTCGCCCTTTTCGTTAATCATGTCATAGCCAAGCATCAACTCAATCCACCACCGCTGTGTAGGATATAGATGCACCTTTTGGAGCACACCTGTAGTTAAGTAAAAGTTATCTTCTACCCATTCAATATACTGAGTTACCCTATCATAGCGATAAATGTACTTATCATGTATTCTAATCTGCTTCCGTATAGTCTTTTTAATATCCGCATTTATTCGATACTCATTTTCTTTGTTCCATTCCAGCATTTGATTTAAGTAATACATCTATACACCCCTCTAAAAGTCCACAGGAGGCTCAATATGCTTCGGTTCTTCGTATTTCGATAAGTTATAGCCGGATAGTTCACGAGCCACCTCAGCGAGCTTGTCAGAGCCCTTCTCTTCGTTCTTAAGTCTACGCCATTCTGCTGGATTCCATAACTCAGGATTGCCGGCCTTTGCCACAAACATAGCTGTAAGTGAGTCAATATCAAGTTCTTTCTCCTTGACACGCTTGCTCTTAATACTTCCGTCCTCATTGTATAGTATCTCAGTCTCAGTTACCACACGAGGTCTCAGTTTGGCTTGTAAGGCACTTTCTGCTAAGCTAAGCATATTGGACTGGGCAAATGTTTTGGCTTCGTCATACTCCTTTATATGAGCATCTCTCCACTTTCTGAACGTTAAAGCACTCATATGCAAAGGTTTATAAATGTCAATATCAGAACACCCCTCACGGACTTTCTCCAACACTTCTTCTGTGCCCTTTTCAGTCATGATGTAA